TAAAAGAAAGATAGTATCTTTGATTAATCAAAGTGCGAAGATTGAAAGGTTAGAGAGAGAAAAAAAACTTATAACAAATGGGGTTCAGTAGAAGATTCGTTTCATCTGAAACAATTTATAACACATTAAAGAGTGGAGATTCATTAAAAAGACTATTTTTGTCTGATTCTATATTATTTATGGATAATACGGCAACTGAAATTTATAAGCTTTTTAAGCAAGGGTTATCAGAAGAAAAAATTAAACTCCTAATAGATGAAAAATACTCAAATAATTAAGTTGATTCTAACAAAATTAAGAAGACCACTTCATGTATCGTACATTTCAAAATATCTAACCAAATTACCATTGGATGCTACTATGGAGATAATAAATGAAATGGTTGAAGAAGGGTTGATTGAGGAAAGTAAGTATGGTAAAGGTTATTACGTTGTAAAAATAAAATAATATGTCAAAAGAAATGGTAAATCACCCTGACCATTATGGTGGGGAAGAAAATGCTTATGAGGTTGTAAAGGTTGCGGAAGCTTGGGGACTTGACCACGACGCATACCTGTTCAATGTGGTTAAGTATGTGGCTCGTGCTGGTAAAAAGGACCCGAGTAAAGAACTACAAGATTTGAAGAAAGCTTTATGGTATTTGGACAGAAAAATTCAAAATTTAGAAAAATGATAGAAAATTATATAAATAAAGTAATTAACGGTGACTGTGTAGAAGTAATGAGAGAGATGCCGGACTCATTTGTTGATTTAATTGTGACATCTCCTCCATATGGTGTGAATATTAAATACGACGTTCATGATGATGATATGGAGATAAGTCAATATTTGGACTTTACTCGTAATTGGTTGACTCAGGCTTTCAAAGTTTTGAAAGATGACGGCCGTATTGCTTTGAATATTCCTTATGAGATTAACCGTCAAGAAAAGGGTGGTCGTATATTTTTGGTATCAGAGGTATATCAAGTGATGAAAGAGATTGGGTTTAAGTTTTTTGGTATTGTAGATTTGGAAGAAGATAGCCCACACCGTAGTAAGACAACGGCTTGGGGAAGTTGGATGAGTCCATCAAGTCCTTATATCTATAACCCAAAGGAATGTGTCATACTTGCTTATAAGAAACATCATATCAAGAAAGTAAAAGGTGAGCCACAATGGAAGGGAGAACCAATACAGACTGAGGAAGGGAAAACTAAAATGTTATACACCGAACAGGATAAGAAAGAATTTATGGAGTTGGTATTTGGTCAATGGAAATATCTCAATGATAGCCGACCAATGACCAAGGCGACATTCTCGATGGACATACCATCTAAAGCCATCAAGATATTGAGTTATAAGAATGACGTTATTCTTGACCCATTTAATGGTAGTGGCACTAGTTGTGTGGCGGCAGAAACTCTCGATAGAAGATGGATAGGGATTGAGTTAAGTCCTAATTATGCTGAAATAGCTCGAGAACGAATACAATCGTTCATCAATCTAAAAAAACAACAAGAAATAGAATTTTAATATTGGGGTCACATTTTGTGACCTCTTTTTTTTGTTTAGATATTTATAATAAAAAATCCTATGGATAAAATATTAAATGAATCTGAGTTGCAGGATAAAATGATTCAGATTTATAAAGAAGAACAATATAAAGTAATACAAGAAAAGTGGGAAAAGTTATCTGGTAAAGATAAAAGATTTGTCTTAGAGATGTTAAGACAAACCTACCCTGACAAAGCGAATTTAATATCTGAAGCCAAATGGTACAATACTTTGGGTGATATCGTAGGTATTTTTGACCCTACAGGTGTTGTTGATTTAATAAACGGAATAAGTTATTGGAGACAAGGTGATAAATTGTTTGCGGTTTTATCTTGGATTTCAGTTATACCATATATTGGTGATTTAATTGCAAAACCTGTTGTTGGTTTGTTTAAGATGGGAGGAGCATCTGCTAAAGCATTTAAGGCGGCATCACTTGCGGGAGACGCGGCTAAGATGGCTCAAATTGCTAAAAAGGGGGGTCCATTGGCTGGTCTTGTTACTAAAGTTAGTTCTTGGGCTCCAAGGATATTAGAACCTTTGGCTAGAGGCGCTAAAAAAATTCCAGGCGTTGGACCAGGATTAGTTAAATCTGTTGAGGATTATATTAAATTGTTCAAAGACGCTAGTAAAACAATGTCAACAGGAGCAGTAACCGCAACAAAATTAACTGCTAAATCAAATAAATTAGCAAAACAAGGTTTAAAATTAACTCCTGCTGAAGCAAGACAATTGAAAGACGCTTTAAAAGCCGCCACTCAATTTAGAGGGTTTAGAAATCTAAAAGGAGTTAGTGGATGGCAAGGTGGTGTAGGTAGATTATGGGGTAATAGAAGTACAAGAACGTTGATGATAAAAACTAAATGGTATTTGGGATTACTAGATTTCTTGGGAGTCGCTAACTTTGTCGGCCCTGAAGAATTAGAAACCCAATTCGAGGATTTAGATTCTAAAGTTGCGGAATATAATAATACTCCTGAGGCGAAGCAATATTGGACAGAAGATGTTGGTGAGGGGTCAGTGGCTCAACAACCACCTTCTTTTGAAAATATTCCATCTGAAGCTCCAACTCCACCGTCAAATCCTAAACCAAGTCAAAGTGATGACTTTTTAAGTGCATTATTTACGTGAGAAAATTAATTAACGAAAGTGGTATTAGGGATATTAATAAATTGGCCCAAAGGTACCCAAAGGCGGAAATATACTTTCACCAAGATTTGGATGGTGTAACAACGGCAATCGCCATGAAGAACTATTTGGAGCAAAATGGGATTAAGGTTGTTGACGCTCATGTAATACAGTATGGTGATAAAGAATTCTCGGTTAAAAAGAATGATGCTCAGGGTGATACAATGCCGGTACTAGTTGACTTTGCTCACGGTAAACCCATGTTCGTTATTCATACAGACCACCACGATAGACAAGCGGGAGCAGAAGATACCAAATCAACATCATTTAGACAATCACGCTCAAATGTTGAAACGATATCACAGATAGTATCTCCAAAAGAGGTATTTCCAAACGAAGATATATTATTGATATCAACTGTGGACTCGGCTAATTTTGCGTCTCAAAACATTTCGGTTAATGACGTTATTAATTACGTTTTTAGATTAGATAAGAATGAGTCATTAAAAAGAAATAAAACCCTTTTAGGTCTTGTAACAAATAAACTGTTACTTGCTTTTAAAAACAAACCAGGATTTTTAGAAGAACTTGTTATGGAATGTCAACCATCTATAATGAGCATAATTCAAAATATTAAAAGAATCATGATTGAAAAAGGGTATGCAAAAATACCTGATTTAGAGAAAAACAAAGGGTTATATTTCCAACAGATGAAAGATTCACCCAATGTTAAAATTGAGGATAATATCATTGTTCAGTACGGTGGTGGTAGTATGATGAAGCCAGGTTCTTATGATAGATATACACCGTTTAAGAATAATCCTGAGGCGGACTTTTTGGTTATTGCTTGGCCGATGGGATTGGTTCAGGCATCTTGTAATCCATTTAAAAAGGATAGAGAACTTAAAGGAGTTAATTTAGGTGATATAGCCCAAGAGGTTTTGGATAAATGGGAAAGTCAGTTAAAAGAAAGAGAAATACCTGTGTCAACCATTAAGTGGATTTCTGAAGATACAAAGGGATTTGGACCGGAGTCAGTAGGATTCACATTCAAAGATTTTGTAGCGCTTTATGGTAAGAACTACAAAACAAAAGATAATGGTAGAGAAGAATTAACTCACATTGGTGAGATGATGGAAATACCTTTTAGTGAATTACCCGAAGAACATATAGAAATGTTAGATAATGTTACAGTTAACGCTTGGGATTTAATTCAGGCTAATTCAGGTGGACACAAATGTATCACTAATATTTCAGGTTTAGTTTATTTGGGTAGAAGTAACAGACCACCAAAAGGTAAGTACAAGTATGACCCAGAAAAGGATGACAGTCCTTATGTTAAGTTTACCAAAATGATACAGAACGAATTTGTTAAAATACTTAAAGAAAAGATATCGGGGTCTTAAAACTCTACGTAGTCACCCTCAGATATATTCTTTTTCCTACAAGTGCCTCCGGTAACTTCTAATATTATGTCACCTTCACCACAATAATTTCTACAATCATCAGTGTCACAAGCAGGACAGTTGTGGTATATTTTGGTAATTTCATTATCTTTAATGAATATTATATCTAAATTAATGATACAGTTTTTCATCCAAAAACAATGTTCGGTATCATCCATTAAGAATAACATACCATTAAAATCTTTGTTAAACTTTTTACCCATCATACCATTTTGAGTGTCTTTTAAGGTAAAAACAGATTTAACTTTAAATTTATGATTATTAATATTCACAGTCATAATCATAAATATACAAAAAAATATTTAAAAAAATTTGACTTTTTAAAATTTTGAATATATTTATCTTTCACAAACGCCCAACAACCCTTTCTTTATAGTTGGTAATATTGAACCCTAACATTTTTTTGAAAGAAAAACTGTTAGGGTTTTTCTTTTTTGATTATCTTTGTCACATTATGAAAAATTTCGAAGTAAAATTACAGAAAGTTAAGTTTGAATATGACTTCATCGAGACCTACGATGCGGGAATAGTCCTTAAAGGAATTGAGGTAAAGGAAATAAAAAAAAGACATTTTTCTTTTATTGATGGATATTGTTATTTCAAAGACGGGGAACTTTTTGTTAAAAATGTCATAATAAATAACACTGAAGAGCCTAACAGAGATAAAAAACTTTTGTTAAAAAAACATGAATTAACAAAATTGGAAAAAGAATTAACAAAAGGTTTGACAATAGTGCCTTTCAGTTTCTTTACTAATGATAGAGGTAGTATTAAATGTACAATAGTTTTGGGACGTAGAAACAAAAGTTACGAAAAGAAACAAAAACTAAAAGAAAAAGATTTAGAGAGAGAAAAAAAGTTGGAGGATTAAGTTTTTTGACTATCTTTGTAAAAATTATCACTGATGACAACAATAACCCACACCGTAAAAATTCAGAACGAAAAGTTTGGCACAATCCTCAACGAGAATTTTGTTGACCCAATACAATTCAAGTTATTCCTAAAGATGATACAAGGTTGCATTGAGCTCAAGAATGATTTGTCATTCTTCAATGGAGTTGAGTTTTTGGTACATATTCCTCACAGAATTTTAGTTGATTCTATTATTACAACTTCACTTGAAACTGTTGGGGTGTCAGATATTGTAAAAAGTAAAATTGAAGCACTCGTAACAAAATGATAATAGATTCAAACACATTAGGATGGTTAATTGCAACAGGTATTGCGGTTTATATCATCTTTAAAAATTGGAAAAGATTTATTAAACTTGCAATATTCGCAGGGGCGGCATTGTTTGTATTGTTTGTAGTACAAATAAAAACCTTTGTTGATAGTGTTACTCAAGCAACAACAGAAACTAATAAGAATGAAAAGCAAATTGAAATCAAAGCCGATTATGATACGTTGAATAAAACTATTCATATAAAAGACGTACAGGTTAAACACAAATAACGATTTCTTAATTTTTTAAAATTAAGTGGTGGACCCGGTTTAGGGGCTCAGAAAAAGGAGAGAAATCTCCTTTTTTTTATATTTATAATAAAAGAACATTATGAAAAACATTTTAGTAACACAGGAACAATTAGACAAATTAGTTAACGTAGTTAAAGAAAACCATCAAGGCGAAGATTCTATGGCTAAAAAACAATTGTTTACTATCGCAACATTGGCTTACAAAATGTGGGAATCTATGGAAGATAACGAACAATTGGAGGATTGGGAGGAAAGTAAAATTGCTCAATGTGAACAAAGTATTATTGCGGTTGTTAAAAACTATATGTATGATGAGTTTGTTGACGACAGTAATGAACAGGGTGGTATGGATAAATTAAATTATGACGATTTAGTCATAGGGAAATAACAAAATAATGGACACCAAAACTTTGAAGTTGGTTAAGATACAGTATGAGTTAGGTATTGAAGCTTTGGACAAGTTACTGTATCAAAAGATGACCGAAGACGAAAAAAAATGGACTTCTGATTTGTCAAACAGAGTTCCAAATGAGAGCATCATAGATGATTATGATGTTGTACATGATATTCTATTGGTGGATGAAGAAACCAAACTCAGAGTTGAAAAAATGTTGAATAGATTGAAACTTACCTTTCAAGTTTTTGATATTACTAATGTTTATAAAGAATATCCCGAATTAATTGGAAAAAAGTTATCCGAAGATATTGATAGTTTTGTTAAAAGTAATATTTTTCTAGATGATGTGTTGGACCGCATTAATGAAGTCGGTCTTGATAACATCAATGAATTCGAAAAAAGATACTTGGAGATAACAGATGGAGATGATTCTAAAAATTCACAGTAAAAACCCAATCATTATACCATTACCTAAAGGTGAAACAATAGAGGTTTTTTTGGATTATTACGAAAAAGACAACACCGATACAATCTTACCAACTTATCATAAATTCAAAGGGTTTTATTACGATAAACCATCTCTCGGTTACCTTACTGACAAAATCATAAATTATTACGTTTATAAGTTTTTCAAGACTCACGTAAGATTTTTCTCAATCGAAGGTGACGTTGCCTTGAAATTAGACAAAAGGTGATATTTATAGTAAAATATTCAAATGAAAGACGAATCTAAATTAAAACAAGCCCTACTCGAAGAAGTTAAGAAGAGAGGATTGTTAGAACAGGAAGAAAAACCATCAGGAGGAATGAAAGACATCATATCAGCGGCTTTACACTCTAGAACTCAAGTACATATTTTTCATCTTCAAACGGACTCACAATCATCATTTGCTGAACATATGGCATTGGGTGGATACTACGATGGTATAGGTGACTTGATTGATGGTTTAGTTGAAAGTTATCAAGGAAAACATGGAATTATCAAAGGATATAGTATCGATAAGACACAAGACTATGAGAACGTAAAACAAGTTATATCTTATCTTGAGAAGGTTGATGCGATTATTGAGAAATCACGTAAATCAGTTAAAGAATCATACATACAAAATCAAATAGATACCGTTCAGGAGTTAATCTATTCGACATTATACAAACTTAAGTTTTTGAAATAAAACAATTATTCTTATCTTTGACCCTCACTTAACAGTGGGGGTTTATTTTTTAATGATATTTATAAACAAATGAACAGATTTGATAACACGGTTCTTTCTTATATAAGTACGTCACAAAACGTATCGGACCTTGATTTGCGTATAGAAGAACATGACGGTCGAAAGTTTTTGATTCTATATGTTGATGTACCAAAAATTGATTACAATAGTTTTAGTTTTGATGGAAACTATCGTCAAAAAATTTTAGGGACTGATATTAGAAAAAAAAGTCGAATACCCGGATTGATTTCTTCTAAAGTATTTTTGAATCGTTTGTTGAATGAAGCTAAAAAGTTTTTTGGAGATGAAATAAAATATGATACGGCTTTCTTACCAAAAAATCATGAGTATTTGGATGAGTATGAAAAAGAAATAGAAAAAATTAGTAAAGAAGTTGAACCACAAATAGATGTTGAAGTTAGTTGGGACTCAGATTATGCTATACCTATTTTGAAATTCTATTTCAATCGTAAGACGGATATTGTAACAGATAAACTCACGCAAAAAATAAAGGAAAGAATTAATTTAGATACTTTCAGAACAATTTTGGTTCACGGTCCAAAAAAATCTTAAAACTCAACGTAGCCAACTGTTCCGTCACTTAATTCATCCTCAACGTTTTCCCCGTACTCTAACTCAATTTTTTTCTTTGTAGAATTAACTATGAATCTACCTTGAGAACCTTCATTAATTTCCCAACCACCTGGTATTTGCTCATAGCACCAATCTTCTAAAGTTTTAGGAACAGGTTTATTACCAACACCGATGACTTCCATGCTATCATCTATAAACCCTGAATCACCACCACCCTCAAATGTAACTATTGCGGTGTTTCCACCCAAGTCACTAAAAACCTCATCTAACACACCATCAAAATCACCATCCTCTTCAGACCATTCATAAGATGAGTCATTAGTGGAATATTCCTTATGATAACCATCAATCTTCAATTTACGTTCATTTACATCAATCTCAAACATTAATGTTCCGTTTCCTTCATAATTATAATAGTCTAACATGTTTGTGTTACGAAGAATATATTCAATCAGTTCATCAATCTTATCGTAAGTATCGATTCTTGTATTTGTTTCAGAATACCAATAGTTATCTATGTAATCAATAGTACCATATTCGGCTAAATAAACATACCCGAAGGCGGTATTGGCCCCATGACTACCACAATAATATGAGAACAATTTAAGTGTTTTTAATTGTTCAGGGCTTAATTTCAAATTTGTTACCATACCAATAAATATTCTAATCTAAATTTAAGTCCAATGTTCTTATCATCCACATTGGTTTTTCTTTACCTTCTATGGCTTGAACCCACTCACGAGCCGACGGAATATAATTGTAACAATCTTCCTTGACATGTTGCTCTCCTACATAACGAGTATATACGGTTCTACCATCACTATTTTCAAATGACATACCGAACTTCTTTTCACATTCAAAAATACCTTCGGAGTGATGTCTCATCATTCTGTGATAAGAACTACCAATCCACGATTTGGTTTCATCAAACCAATTGTGAATCTCAATATAATCTTCAACTTTACCACCCCACTTTTTAACGGATGATTTAGAATGTTGTAAAGGATGTGCCATACCCAAAAATAGTAATTTTGATTATATTTATCAATATGAAGTTTATTATCTCTGAACAACAACAAGAAAGATTGAGTGTTTACGACAAGGCTCAAAGAATGTTTTTTAAATATTGGGACAAAAACGGGCCAAAGGCTGATAACTTGTTTTTCAAACTTTTTGGATTTACTAATATTGGTTTAGTGTTCGGAGGATTTATGATAAGTAAAAATGATGTTTTTAGAATGTTGAGAAAATGGCATGGTGGTGATGAGGCAAAATCTAAATCAATTGAGTTATTAAACCAAAAAAACTATACTGTTAATTCTTGTGGCGGATATAACTTCGATTTTGATATTGTTGATTACGAAATAGATGATGATATTAGTGAAATATTCATTAACGTAAAGCCTGATGTAAAAAATGGAACAGTTGTTTTATTAATGATTGGGGGTGAGGAACAAAATTTGGGTGACGCAATAAACAATCCTGATTATGGGTATGAAATAGAAGGAGAAATAGCCGATTGTATCTATGAATTATTGATTCAAAAAATCACAGAAACAACCGGCTTTTTAATTAGTATTGATAGATTAATTTTAGATTAAACAATATCCGTAGATTCAATCAAAGTATAAGAAAATTTGTTACCATGAATTTTCGCGGCTTTCTTACAGATTGACATAAACACGTCAAAATCTTTAACTCTCTTAAATACCTGACATCCTTCTGACCAGTTCTCAACCCATTGAGAGTCTTGACCGGCTTTGTGGATGTTGATACCAAAGATACCAGTATCCGTTACTTTTTCTTCAAAGATTAAATCTTTGTTGGCATCTCTCCAAACTGTAACATTACCTAATCTCTGACACAAAGCGTCGTATTTACCCTGATGTTTATCAACTTTCCATACACCTCTGTATTGGTTTGGTACTAATCTAGCAACGCCTTTTTTATTATGAAACTCCATAACACCCTTTTTACCCGGGTCAGTTGTTGCGTTCCAACAGAAGAATTGCCATTTACCTGATTCATCTTTGAAACTGATAGTCAACCAATCATCAAATAGATTTGTTACTTTATCCGCAATTGACGGATGATTATTTCTTACCCCAACAATGTTCACATCATAGGTTTTGTTAGAGTCATCGTTAAACCAAGTGTAACCTTTGGTCTTAACGGCTTTTTCAATTTGTTCTCTCGTAAAAGACATACTTTATATTTTTTTGTTTTATTTAATCATAAATATTTATTATCATATAAAATACTATGTCTAACATTAAAGAAACATTAAAAGATAGGATTGGCAAAATTTTGGTTGAGACTGCTACTGAAAAATACTTGGAAATTATCAAACACACATTAAAGGGAGATAAAGAATATAAAGGTAAGTATCTTATGCCGTATTCTGATAATGACGATGATTATGTTGATTTTATAATTAATTACCATGTTACCAAAGTTAGCCTTTGGAAATCAAATGGAAAAAATTGTCAGTACGAAGGTGTTGTTTATGTTAAAATAGATAAAATAATGGTTGGGTTTGATGGTACAAATGATTGGGAAAGTGTTAGAAGAATACAATATTTACCTTTTTGGGTTGAAGAAGAGCTTAAAGATTTAATTCATGATGAATTAGATATATTTAACAATATCTGTATGGACATTGACTACGATTAATCTAATTTTTGATTATCTAACCGTTTTAACTTTATAGGGGAATTTACTTTCAAACCAAGTTTTTATACCACTGTGCCATATCTTTTTCCCGAACATCCCATCTAATAAATTTTCTATTGGTACTTCTACCGATAACATTGGGGAATTTGACCTCCTTATATCCCCTGTTGGATTATTACTTGTCCAATAACCTACACCATACCAATAAAATAAAACGTCATCCTCATCGTACTTACCCGTATAGAATGCAACTTTATTTGGGTCTAACCCTTCAAAATGATTACCTTCTTCATCTACAAAATAGTCATAGGGGTGAAAATAATTTATTTCTTCGTTTTTAAAGTAGTTTTCTAAGAACTTTATAACTACTTCATTTAATCTATTTTGATTAATTTCATATTCCATAACAATAAATAGTTTTAAAATAAAAAAACCCCTCTTTATAGGAGGGGTTTAACGTACAGTCTATCAGTTTAAGACTTAACCGTGTAAGTTCTTAGACAGTGAGCTGACCATGCCAAACCACCAAGTAGGATTGGCATAAAGATACCAACTCCACCTAATATTGCAAAGTGAACTGCAACTGCTCCTGACATGGCAGATGATACTCCGAGAGCTCCAAAAATTGAAGTTTTTGGATAAATCAACAGTGCTAATGAAGCGAGTTCAAAAACACCAATCCATGTCATTTGAGGAAGCATTCCAAAGAATGTAAAA